ACAGATCCCGCGCTTTCATTTCTTCGTCTCCGTGATTTTTACGCATTTGTAGAAAATTCTCGATATCTGCATGCCATGGTTCCAAATAAATAGCAAAGCTTCCGTTGCGTTTTCCTCCACCCTGATCAACGTATTTAGCTGTATTATTAAAAACTTTTAACATAGGTACTATACCATTAGAAACCCCATTAGTTCCTCTAATATGACTTCCAGCTGCACGAATATTGTGTATATGTAGACCAATACCTCCGGCCCATTTAGAAATTCTAGCACAATCATAAAGTGTATTATAAATGCCATCAATACTATCCTTTTCCATAGCGATTAAATAACATGAAGATAATTGTGGATGAGGTGTACCAGAGTTAAATAATGTAGGGGTAGCGTGTGTAAAATATTTATTAGACATTAAATCGTAAGTTTCACGAACGCGTGTCATATCATTCCCATGAATTCCAATTGCAACTCTTAACCACATATGTTGTGGACGTTCAACAATAACTTTATTAACTTGCATTAAATATGCCCGTTCTAATGTTTTAAATCCAAAATATTCGATTAAATAATCACGAGTATAGTCACACAAATTATCTAATACTGTTGAATTTTTATTAACAATATTAATAAAATCGCCAGTCAGTAACGGGCTATGTTTGTTGTGTTTATCACGATAATTATATAATTGATTCATTACTACGGAAAAATATTCATTAGTATTTTTATGATGATTAGAAATTGTAATACGACCAGCAAGAGTATTATAATCAGGATGAATACTAGACATGGATGCACATTGTTCAGCAGACAATTCATCAATTTTGGTAGTAGAAATACCAGAATATAATTGATCAATAACTTTCATACCTAGAGTAGTATAATTTATTTTAATATTAGCTTCTAGTCCAATTTTTTTAATTCGTGTTAATATTTTATCAAAAGAAACTATTTCTGGAGTGCCATTGCGTTTAATTACATACATTTCTTCATCTGCTGATATATCACTCATAATCCTATATAATATAAATTAGATATTTATATCTATATTGTTTTTAATTGTTAGATTAGACTTATTACAAAATATTACCATTTTCATCTAATTTAATTAGACATATAGGATTATCTATTTTAAACGATACATTCGTTTGAATGCCATCATCACTCAATAGCGACAATGCGCGCTCTCTCTGTTTTTTTTTACTAGCACGATGTTCATATCCTTCTTCGCGTTCTTTTACTATAATATCCCATGTATTTTTAATTAATGGAACAGCGGATGAAAACCAATCTCGATTACGTTGTATTAATACACATGAAATTTCATCTAAGTACCAATAAATCGTGGTAAATAATACATAATTAGAATTGTTCATAATATCTCGTTGCTCCTTTACCCATTGATCAATTTCATTTATATCAGTATTAATTGGCATATAAATATAATGCGGTTTACAAGATATTTCTATATTTTGTGGTCGTTCAATAAAATGTAATATAACTCCTTTATGTTCATGATCATTATCCTGATAGAATTTACTAGCATTATCATATTCTTTAAATCGAGTTTCAACAAAATCACATTCATTTAAATCACATGTTTCCATTTGTATTTGTGTTTGTATCCAATATTCATCTTTGGGTATACCGGTAATTTCACGATTTACTATATTTTTAATTTCCACCATACGTCCATATCTACTACTATCAATATCAATATTAATACCATCAGGCGATGCACCAATAAAAGAATATTTTGGATGAGGTATACAGCCGAATTCTCCAACAGTTGTATTAAATTTATGTTCGTATAACATTATTGTAACTGGTTCATACTTTATACCCCAATGTAGAGGGCTATCCGTTGATATATTTCCATGGTTAGTATTTTCTAGTATTAATGGTTTACATTTTTCATAAATTAAACTATTTACCTGTGATTCTGTGCCAAATACTTTCCACAAATTACTAGCAGTTATTAGTTGGTATCTAAATTCATACCATTCCTTTGTACGTTGTTCAGGTAGGATAATATTTTGTAATATTTTTATTTTATCATGTATTTTATTGACCTGCACACGAGTGGGTTTAACTATCTCATTGTTGTTTTGTAATAAAGATCTTCGTGGTATATTATGTTGATAATGGTATATATCTAAAAATATTTCAGCTACTTGTTCTATAAATTCGGTTAGCTCATCAAACAAATCATTGTCATAATCATCGTGTTTTATCATACACATTTCGCATATATCAGTAAATATTAATTCTACTACATATTTTATCATATTTTGATAGAATTTTCCAGATGATAAAGATAATATATTTACAGTAATATATTCTTCCATTAATTGATATATAGTTTGTGTAATTTCAAATAATTCGTCTTCTGTTATTTCTATATATTCTTCTACACTATCACATGAATCACTATCACTATCACTATCACTATCACTATCACTATCACTATCACTATCACTATCACTATCATAAGTTTCATCTGTACTTTCTATGATAGATATAGTAGATAAATCTGTTGAAGAATTACTTGAAGAATAACTAGAATAATATGTAGAATCAGTAATAACTGAGTCTGTATCTAATATATTATTTGATTTATCCATACTCTTTCTATTGTATATCTATAGATATAACATCAATTATATCTATATCATTAAAAAACATGTATTGTCCTTTTTAGACATTATCACTTTTTAGATCAGACGTTACTTTTGTTCGCTTTGGCGTTAATGATTTTAATGTAGATACACGTTTATTATCTAATATTTTTAATGTATAATTATGTGTATTTTTATTATAATGTAAGGCAGGAATCGAAATAATCTTCATTTCATCTTTATTATATACTACATCTTTTGTCTTATCTAACTTATTTTTATCAAGACATGATATAAAAAAAAGTTTCAATTGTTTAATTTCTTTTGCTGGAAGTGATTGTTCTTTACCATATGTTTCAGCATATGCATGTAATCGTTGTATTTTTGCAGGTTTACCTAACTTAACCCATGTATCTCGCTTATTAAATTGCCTTTCTCGCTCTAACATATCATCTATATTATTCTCATTCATTTCTTTTATAACATCTGGTTTTGGTATTACTTCTGTGGTCTCATGAGTTTTATGTGAATTTTCTGTAAACATTATAAGAGATAATTGTCTTTATATACTAGTTAATGAGTTTATGTTTATCTACTTTCATACTTTTATATATTTACATATTTTCTAATAATTTTGAGTTAAGAATTCGCAATTTACGCGAAATTAACTCAACTTCTTTGAGATATTCTTCGCAATCTACAAATGATTTAATATCCTGTTTCATATACATCATTGTTGTATCCAACTCTTCATATAATAAATCTATTTCATCTCTATATTTCGCACATACTACACAATATGTATATTTTCTTGAATATTCACAACACTTACATTCTGCATTTTTTATTTTATTTATACATTTTTCACATTGTATACGTATACGTGTTATTGATTCTACTTTTTCACATTTACAATCTCCGTGATAATATCGAGAATTACTTTGTTTATCTATATTTGTTAAATAATTATCATCCATTTTAATACGTTATAACATGCCAAAATATTTATATCATTTTACTTATTACATCGAAACCTACATAAAATTATTACCTATTCCTGAAATTATTAATTTTTGTTTTATCTGGTCCATTTATATGTATAAATTGAGGGTTACTATTTTTATAACTAGCTACATCATTTTTTAATATAATCTCTTCCAAATTTACACCCTCTGTGTTCAAAAATAATGTGTTCTCATAATCCAATCCTATTAATGATGGATAATTTAAAAATTTATGAGTCCAAAATCGTTGATCATCATCTGCATCATTATATTTATAATCAGATAAACAATAACGTAATGCCCATGCCTGTCCTATATACATGCCACTATTTAAATATGGAAATTCTACATCTAATTTTGAATATAATGATGATTTGTCTTTATCTGGATGACATTTGGTTTCACAACCAAAAATTATTGGTTTATCCATATCTAAGTAACGTTTCATTATTTCCTTTAATGAACCACAATATATTATATCATATGCATCTGTTAAAAGAACTATATCCTGTGGTCTAATTCTTTTATCGTTTAAATAATTCTGTACTTCCCTCAACTTTATTCCAAAATTAGCATGTCCTTCCCAACCTATATTTCGGTTCTCGTGTAAACCTAATATTGTTAGTTGTTCTTTATTTTTATTTATATGTAATTTTATATCTTCTAATACAGGGTGGGGTTTCGTTGCTACAGTTATATAATGAAGTGTTTGAATCAAGTCTGTCATTACAATGTATAATATAGTATTTAGATATCTTTGTATATAATTTTTTTCTATTCTATATTATAATATGGTAAAGACGTATATAATAAGTTTTAAGAATATATCATTATCATTAGCTGCATATATTTTGTTCTATTTGGAAGATACTAAATTCACATTGCCGTTAGAACATAGTATGAGAACTGAGAATGTTTTTTGAAATCATAATAAAAACATACGGTTATATATAGTATCGCAATGGATTATGAAGAGAAAATTAAGGCATTAGAAGCTGAATTATTATCTACAAAACAAGAACTTCAATCTACCAAAGAACATCTCAAAAAATATACAGCACCAGCCAGAAGCAAAACATATTATATTGCACATAAAGATGAATTAATAGAAAAAATGAAAAATAATCCACCATCACCAGATAAACGAAAAGAATATAACAAACGAGCATATCAAAAACGAAAGGATAAGAATGAAACTACTGAGAATATTTAGGAATACAATATATTACGTACAATTACTTAAATATAAAATGTTTAGTCAGTATATAAAATGGGAGGACCTCCACCGATGTGCATTCACGATAAACGAAAATATAATTGTGTAGACTGCGGAGGTGCTGGTATCTGTCAACATAACAAAAGAAAGGCGCGCTGTAAAGACTGTGGGGGAAAAGAATTATGTAAACATGGAAGTACACGGGAGTCTTGTGTACGCTGTAATGGGTCTGCCATTTGTGAACATGGTAAACGCAAAAGACGCTGTATTCAGTGCCATGGTGCAGCCATATGTGAGCATAATAAGAACCGACAGAATTGTATTCAGTGTGGAGGCTCATTGATATGTGAACATAATAAAAAAAGATCTCGGTGTAAAACCTGCGGAGGTGAAGACTTATGTAAATCACCGATGTGTGAAACACGAGGAATTAAGAAATATGATGGATATTGTTTACCATGTTGCATTCATCAATGTCCTGATATTCAGGTATCCCGAAATTTCAAGACGAAAGAAAATGATGTTGTTGAACGAATTATGGACAAATTTCCAGATTTTGGATGGATTACTGATAAAAAAATTCAAGATGGCTGTTCACTACGTCGCCCAGATATGTTGTTGGAATTAGGAACTCATGTAATCATTGTTGAAGTTGACGAGAACAAACATAATTCATACGATTGTTCCTGTCATAATAAAAGAGTGATGGAAATATCACAGGATTTATGTCATAGACCTGTGATATTCATTCGGTTTAATCCGGATGCATATACTAACAATGACGGTCGTAAAATAACATCGTGTTGGAAATTGAATGGATATGGAGTATTACAGATAAATAAGAAAAAGGAAGAAGAGTGGGAAGATAGAATAAACGCATTATTTCAACAGGTGGAGTATTGGATAAGTAATATTCCTGATAAAACGATAGAAACCGTTGAATTATTTTATTAATTGTGAAATTATGTAATTATAACATTACATAATTTTTATTTGGTTTTATGGGCGAACCCTTTTATAATTTTTATTTGGTTTTATGGGCGAACCCTTTTATAATTTTTATTTGATTTTTATGGGAGAACCCGTTTAAAAAATATTCACTGCATTATGCAGTCAACTTAATTGCTGTAAGCCACTCCTGCCATGCCCGACATGACACGGAGAACGTTGTAGTTCACGGCATAGACACGGACCTTAGCAGTGTTCACACCAGACACAGTGTTGGAGGAAAGCACGAGTTGAAGGACGGCATTGTCAATTCTGGAGAAGTTGCAGCTGCCAGAAGGTTGGTGCTCCTCGGGGCGAAGGGCAAAGGAGTACACATTGACACCGCAATCGGGGGCACGTGTGTGATGTTGGAAAGGTTGGACAACATCGAAGTAAGAACCCTCACGCTCAGAGAAGCGATCTTGGCCGTTAAGTTGGAGCTTAGCGGTAACAACGGGGTTCTCACCCCAGCAGTGCATGTCAAGGGCAGACTCAGCGAGCACGAATGTACCGGCATCAGAGAGCGAAGAACCAGTGGCAGTGTCAGCAGCTAAACCGGCATCACCAGCTGTGGCAGTCTCGAAAAGACCCTCAGCATTGATGAATTTAGCAGCACCTGTGTGGCTGGTCTCACCACCGAAAGCATGGACGGCATTGGGAAGAGCGTCAATGGCATCGGTGTAGTTGAAAGGTTGGGCACCAAGAGTCTTGTAAAGAAGCTCACCACCCTCCAAAGAGGAGCAGTAATCAACATTACCGTCAGGTTGGACAACCCAGACAAGCTCCTTGCAAGGGTGGTTGAAGTTGAGCTTGATCTTGTTGGAGGAAGAACCAACAGACTCGTCACCAGTGAATTGAAGTTGCTCAATCAAGTACTCGTGAGGGTTCTGGGCCATCTTGCGTCTCTCGTCGGTATCAAGGAAGATATAGTCGACGTAAAGAGAAGCGGCAACAAGGGATTGTTGGTAAGCCATAGCAACGCTTTGGGAACCAGTTGTGCCATCCATGGCCTTAACAGCCCACAAGCACTCACCAATAGGACGGAAGTCAATGTTGATCTTAACCTCGTGGTATTGAAGAGCAATCAAAGGAAGAGCGAGTCCAGGGTTGCGGCAAAACCAGAAAAGAAGAGGCACGTAAAGAGTGGTCTCAGGAAGGGCCTTGCGAGGAGCACACACTTGGGCAGGTCCTCCAGCAGCGCAGGGTCCAGACACCTCGGCAAAGTCGGGGTCAGTGATATATGTAAGTTGAGTGGTGTTACCAATCATCTTGTAGTAACCAGCTTGTTGCTCCTTGGAAAGAGTAAGTTGGTTCCAGATGTGCATCCAGTCACCGTATTGACGGTCAATGCGTTGACCACCAACCTCAACCTCAACTTGGGCAATAAGTTGCTCACCGACGAAGTCTAACCAACGGGCATAGACATCACCATTACCACCCATGCTTTGGTTGATCTCGGGAAGAGTCACCTGAAGGTAGGTGCGGTAGGCCAAATCACCATTACGGCTGATTGTGCATGTGACACGACGACCGAAATCGGCCTGGCCAGAGAAAGTCTGTTCAATAGACTCCATGGCAAAGTTGGTGTGGCGTCTGTAGGACACCTTCCAGAAAGTAATCTCGGGGGTTCCGGTAAGGAACACGTCTTGTGCGCCATAAGCGACGAGTTGCATTAATCCTCCAGCCATGTTTTATATATATGTTAAGGATAGAAAATAATTTCAAATAATACGATTTAATTCATTTTTAAAATACGATTTAAATTATTTTTACTTTAAACTCCTAAACTTACCGTAATCGTGGTTATTTTTAAAATATTAAATTTTAATTTTTTTTTAATTTTTTTAACACATTATTGCTGTAATATTTGATTTTATAATGCATTCATTACTATATCTTTTGATAAATTACCATCTACAAATGTTTCTAAATAATTCTCCTTAAATATTTCTTCTTTATTTTCGTGCTTCTTTGTGAAAATATATGATTCCTGGGATTTCTTTACTGTCCAACCCTGTTCCAATGCATTCGCTATAAATAACATTTTTTGAAAAGCCGGTTTAGACAATTCTGCAGTATCTGGAATATCTATTTTTTTAGGAGTTGACATATGTATATTCTCACCTGTATATATCTGTCGATAGATTCACTTTTTTTAAGAAGTACGAGTTTTTTTGTTTATATATATTATATTATGACTGTCACATATTCATCTGGTGTATATGTAGTTGGTACATCCTCGAAAAATGCTATGTTAAAGGTGTATAGCGGCTTCGATAATCATATATTACCCAAAAAAATTTCGATTATAGATTTAGCCTCTATTATTGCGAGTATGCAAAGTAAATGCTTTAAAGATAGTGATATTGAAGGTAATACTGAACGGTTACGTGATATGTTTTCTCCAGGCGGTGGAGAAAAAACAGTTGCAGTAGTTATATCTTTAGGTTTTTTAGAGGATGCCACTACTATTAATGATTTTGTTGATGCTGGAGTTGCTACTATACAAATGAGCAATCAGGGAATTTTTAAAATTCAACAACCCTGGGTCAATGAGGTTTGTAGAGCTAAAAATTACAGTGATACGAAACAACTTTTAAAACCCGTTGAATATGTAATGCATCTTATTGATAAACATATTTTAACATTTCTTACATCCAAACGTAAAAGTATAAATGGAGTTTATTTATATGTTGAAAAAAACCCACAACTAGGTAACGCTTCTACATTATTAAAATATTATCATGATAATTATGGTTATGATGAATTAACTGAATTTGCCGATGATCAATACCATTATATGGGAAAAATATACAAACCCAAAAGTGCTACTCCTACTCGATCAAAGGGTTCTAGATCTACTCGATCAAAAAGTTCTAGATCTACTCGATCAAATAGTTCTAGGTCATCTAACTTATAAATATTGCACATTCCTACCTTATATTCACTTATTTAGTGAATATAAATTGTAAACAATATATATAATGCTTAGAGCTGATAATAATACTTATTCAGATCATTCTTATAATTTTGAACACGATCCACCCCGTTATTTCCCGGGTGATACAAGATATAGTTTTGCAAAAAACATTGAACAAATTAACCCTAAGCTAAATGATCATTCCTACTACATATTGAGTAAAGATATACCACATGACGCTAACGATTTAAAAAGTCCTTTTTATAAAGCATGTGTTAACTCCCTATTAACACCTAATGCAGGATTGATCAGAGGTGCTAAGTCAACTGCTCCAGTTGGTGGTAAGCCATCAATAGCTAATAAAAAAACATGTAAATGGGATCCTATTAAACGAATGTTGGTGCAAATACCGAATCCCGTTAATCCTTTCCCTGATGAAACCATGAATCTAAGAGATACTGAACAAGGTAGCGATTACTATAAACCGGAAGATATAACACCTTCCTGGTATTTAGATCCAGCTTTTCGTAAGTTTTTCCCAGAAGGGTGGGAGAGAATTAAGGCAGTTGTTGGTGATGAGTTTATAATAGATGTTTCTAAATATGGAGTCCAGAATTCGACTATTACATTTAGAACTATAATAGCAGATGCGATTGATGGTAATAATACAGTTTTCACAGATACTGAGATATTATGTATAGAAATTCAATATAATTATATTGATATTTATGGAAATCCACAAACTGATATATATACTGATTATATAGATAGTGAAGGAT